CGCAAGATGGTGAAAGAGCTGGCATTATTCTGAATTATAAGGACAGATACCTCTTGGTTCAGAATAAGTTCTCATTTCGTTGGAGTTTTACAAAGGGACACGTGGAACCCTTCGACGTAGATTTACTTGAGACTGCGCAGCGCGAAGTGAAAGAAGAGTCCGGTTACCTAGAAACAATTCATTACACGATTGACGACACCGAACCGCGTATGTACGGAAAATCCACATATTGGACGGGCACAGTGATAAATGCAGGTCCACCTAAACTCAAGGAGGACGAACACCTTGGGTTTGGTTGGTTTACAAAAGATGAAATGCGGAAGTTGAAAACAACGACAGATATAAGTGAGTGGCTTTAAATTTCGATAAATTTCTGGTGTTTCTTACTAGAATCATGTCTGCTTTTACGATAAGGCTGATATGATCCTCCGCATTCACAGATAATCACTTGTTCATCGGTTGCCTTTTTATCAAGCTTATGCTGAGCTTTTATTTTTAAGCGTTCTTCTTTTGTTTCTTCTCTTTGAGCCTTCATTATTTCCTTCCTTTTTTCTGACCATATGCGTTTGCGTTCAGCAACAAGTTCTTTATTTGCTTCTACATATTTTTTATTTGTTTCTTTTATTTTGTCTTTATTTTCCTCATAATAATTTTTCATATATTCAAGATTCGCTTCAGGGTGTTCTTTTGCATAGTTTTTTGAATATTCACGTCTTTTTTCAGCGTTGATTAAACGGTAATCAGCCTGGTATTGGTCTGCCTTTTCTTTGTTGTGTTCAATATAGTCTTTATGCTGTTCAATAATGTCTTCTTTATGAGTTTCATAGTATTCTTTATTCAATATTTTTTTTTCTTCATAAGGAACATTCGATCTAATAAAATTAAGACATAATTCATCGGATTTGAGTTCTTTTATATAAAAGTCCTCTTGTTTAGTTAATTCTTCCTTTGAAGTACAAGGAAAATCTTCAATTAATTCCATTTTGACATGATCCCACCCAATTGTATTGATATGTTTATATACTAATCTATTTGGTTCTGTTTTAGCTGTTTGTTTATGATTTGACAGTCGCCCATCTAATGTATTTGTTGTTGATCCAACATAATAATGACCATCGTCGCATAAAAGTCTATAAATCTTACCCTTAGTATAAATGGTTGCCATGGAATTCTTCTATACTTAGCCGTAGCATTTTTTTTAAGTCGTCAATTTTAAACAAATTAAAATAAATTTGTTTAAAATAAGATATAAAAATTAAATCTCGTATTTCAGATAGATCTTATAAACTGCCACTTCAAATCTATACAGATATTTTGCCAGATCTTATCCTGAGCATAGAGCTTGTCCTTATTCTTCAGCAAAGGAAAACAATGTAAATACTCGTCCAGATCCAACAGTTCGCAAAACTTGTACAGAACATACGAATAGGATAAAAAGTTGCTGCGGTCCTTAGGGCAGTGCTTCTGGAACGAAGGCTGAATCTCAATAAACATATGACGGAGCTTCTCCTCTGTTTCGCGCGTCATGACAGGCGCATTCTGTCCATTCAGCCGATTCGTGATATGCGGTGTATGCTCATAGTACTTATTCATCTTGAGTTTCTTCAGAATCTCACGAATCTTCGACCGATTCAACGACGATAAGTCATTAATGCGTTCCTTCTTAAGTTCCGCAATAATGGAATCGTAGACCTCCTTGGGAATCTCCGTGCTTTCCTTCGCTTGAAATTGTGCTAACCACTCGTTAAAGTGATTAATACGCTTATAGGCATAATACGAAATTTCGCGCGGCGGATCTTTATAGGACGGCTTGTCCGAATCAATGAGAATAAACTCTTGGAATCCGCATTCAGGGCAGGAAAACACAGCCTCATTTGTACTAAAAATCATCTCACAGTTACACTCGTCACATTTACCATAGGTATCCTGAAGCTGGTTGAGAACCGCCGTTTCCTTCGCGTGTTCAGGGTCAATCTTCTGTAAATACTTATTCAAGAGACTGCTACGTGCTAGGGTCTCTGGTGCGGCGACTTTTCCACCCACTATAGTGTCTGTTTCAGTCTTCTCAGCGGCATTTTCAAGTGCCGCCCAAATACTTCCAGGCTGTGATCTACCCTGCTTCGTTTGTTTCACTTCAATGCCGCGATTAATTTTTTCTTGAATATCATAATATTCGTACAGAATTGGACCAGTCTCCAGAAAGTACTCAAAGACATTTTTATCGCCTGTAAGTTCGCCCAACTTATGTTCCATATCTTTCATATCGCGCTCATATTTCACTTTTTCAATATCGTTTGTACTATCGCCATGCTGCTCTTTGAGTGCCTGTAATTCAGAGCGTATAGATTCTATAGATTTATTCTCATCCATAAGTTTCTCTAGATGACTCCTATGTATACTATCAAGCGTTGTCCTTGCTTCAGGATTACTTCTCTTCGTGGGTCTGATCTTGAAGAAGGGGTCTTGGCTGTTCATCTGTACTAGGAGTCTTTTTGAGGGTTTAGGTTTTCCTCTTGCTACGTAGAAAAAGAGAACCTCCCGGTTGACCAATTCGGAAATTTCACTTTTTCCGCCGCGCCGCCAAATTTTTTTCTAAGAGAAGGGTATAGAACAAAATGACAGGTGGTGGTCTTATGCAGCTCGTAGCCTATGGCGCTCAGGATGTTTACCTCACGGGTAACCCGCAGATTACGTTTTTCAAGGTGGTTTACCGCCGTCACACTAACTTCGCCATGGAGGCGATTGAGAACCCTTTCAATGGATCCCCTGGCTTCGGCAAGACGGTCACGTGCACGATCCAGCGCAACGGCGACTTGATCTACCGCATGTACCTCCAGGCGACGCTCCCGAAGGTCACGCTCTCTTCCACGGACGGCTCAGGCGCCCAGTTCCGCTGGCTCAACTGGGTCGGTCACAACCTCGTCAAGGAGGTTGAGCTCCAGATCGGCGGTCAGCGCATTGACAAGCACTACGGACAGTGGCTCCACATCTGGAACGAGCTCACGCAGGAGGCTGGCAAGCAGGCTGGCTACGCCAAGATGGTTGGCAACGTCCCGCAGCTGACGAACCTGATCACGCAGGGTGGTGAGGACTGCGACGACGACTGCGCCTCAGGCGAGCCGAACTCGTCCAATGAGGTTGGCAAGTGCGCCCCGGAGTACACGCTGTACATCCCCCTCCAGTTCTGGTTCTGCCGCAACCCTGGTCTGGCGCTCCCGCTGATCGCCCTCCAGTACCACGAGGTCCGCATCAACCTGATCTTCAACGACCTGAAGAACCTCTGCTGGGAGACGTCCCCGCAGCTGTCCAACACGCACACGGTCCGCGACCGCGTTGCCAACGCCAACCTCGTCGCGGCGTCCCTCTACGTTGACTACATCTACCTCGACACGGATGAGCGCCGCAAGTTCGCGCAGGTCTCCCACGAGTACCTGATCGACGTTCTCCAGTTCACGGGTCAGGAGTCCATCACGTCCAGCTCCAACAAGCTGAAGCTGAACTTCAACCACCCGTGCAAGGAGCTCATCTGGGTTGTCCAGCGCGACTCCTACACGGACTGCGCTGACGCCACGGTCAACCCGTGGAAGGGGCAGCAGCCCTTCAACTTCTCCGACTGGTGGGACCGGTCAGTGCTCGAGTCTGGCTACTCCGTCACGCGCGTTGAGGGCATGGGTGGCAAGAACCCGGTCGTCACGGCGCTCCTCCAGCTCAACGGTCACGACCGGTTCCAGGTGCGCGAGGGACGCTACTTCAACGAGGTCCAGCCGTACCAGCACCACACCAACATCCCCGCCGTCGGCATCAACGTCTACTCCTTCGCCCTCCAGCCGGAGCAGCACCAGCCCAGCGGCACGTGCAACTTGTCACGCATTGACAACACGACGCTGCTCCTCACGGTCTCCAACAACGCGGTTGGCACGGTCACGACGTCATCCGTCTACGTGTATGCGACGAACTACAACGTGCTCCGCATCATGAGTGGAATGGGAGGACTTGCCTACTCAAACTAAGCGCGAAACCACCCAGTGGCTTCCGGCTCTTAGTGATTGTGTTTTTTTTGTAGTTTAAAATTGATTAAAAATCTAGATCCCTATTATAATAATAGTATGGATCTAGAATACAAGACAGGATATCGTAATTCAGGACGTAAACCAGGTATGATTAATTATAAATGTGTCATTTACAATAATAAAGAATACATTGTTGGTTTAATTCAACATAATGAAAATGATGTTGAATTTGTATTGGATGGAGAAGATTTTCCTAAAGTTGAAAATAGACCTTGGCATCTTTCTTCTGGAAAATATATAGCTTCAACGTTTTATTTAGACGGTGGCATTAAATTAGAATTATACTTACATAATTTAATAATGAATAGAATTACATTTGATGGAAAAGGACAAAAAGAATCTGTAGATCACATTAATCGTAATGGATTAGATAATAGAAAAGAAAATCTTCGTATAATTTCACAGGCGCAGCAAATTATAAATCAGGGAAAGAAAAAGAGAAATGTAATTCTTCCTGAAGATTGTCCAATAAAACCAGATGAAATTCCAAAGCATATATGGTATGTACGGGCTAATGGCTTACATGGAGATAGATTCGCCATTGAATTTAAAACAGAAGATATTTGTTGGAAAACAACAAGTTCAAAAAAAGTTACATTAATTGAAAAATTAAGTGAAGCAAAAGTAAAACTACAAGAATTATATTTAAAATATCCTTATTTAAATCCTAATTATGAGAATGAAAAATGTAAAGAATTAAATGAATCATTTAATAATATATTAAAATTATAGATAGAATGAAAGGCGTCGCTGTATTTACAGGACC